GCTGAATATAAAGTGTTCTATCAAATGCCGATAAGATATACATCTCTGCTGTCTCTGGGTCACTAGCACTAGGCACAACATCTATTTGATGCATTTTCATTACTCTGGCTATTAATTTGCCATTCTTTGGAACAATCATACCAATAGATTGATCTTGATAGATATAATTCTTATTAGCCTTGTTAAGCTTCATATCAAGTTTCATATCTTTATATATTAAATTGATTGTATCTGTTGCCTCTGGTGTTGTGCCAGTGAATCGCCTTGTAGGTTTCTTCTTATAGATAGTTGCTTTCTTGTCGCAAATAGCTTTTTGAATATTAATGCTAGATACAATAGGCATTTCTTTAACAGAGCTATTATCCAACTCTCCAAGTAATCGCTCTTTAACATATTGTTCCATGCGACCACCAGAAACTTCACTTGATCTTAAGCTCCACTGTTTTCTAGCTTTATTGTTCTCGCTGTTCATGTCAGCAATTAGTTTAAATCTTTGTGCCTGGTCTAATAAGTTAATCATTGTTTTATATCCTATCTGTATGAATTAATTTTTACTGGCTGTCTTGCAGCATTTGTTATCGGGTCTAAATGCCATAAAGCATAGCCAAGCGCATCACTAATATGGGTCAGAGAGCTATCTGTTTTCTGGTCTAACTTATTGTCTTTCCAACTTACCTTCTCTAAATCACCTATTAACTTTTTGCACTTAGGGTTAATTATAATTCTATTTTCTGTTAAAAGTCTATTTACATTGTTTACTCGGTCTGTAACGAAGGGATTAAACACATGAGGTATAGTAAAACCATTGTCTTTTAGTATATTATGATCTGACTTACCTGATGTTTTACGGTTCTTACCTGTGCTATCTGGTATTACTGTTCCTTGGTATCTATTTTTTATTAAGTGATCGCACATTTTAAATGTATCTGAGTTTTCTAAATATACTTCATCTTGAATGTAGAACTTACCACCATAATATTGAACAATAACGGCTGTCATTGGATTGACATTAAAATCCATTCCAATAAATAGTGTTCCAGCTAGTGCTTTTGTTTCACCAACATGCACTTCTCTGTCAAAAGAATAATATGCCGATCCATCAGAAGCATCAGAAAATTTTCCTTCCAAGAATCTCTCTCTATCTCGCTCTGGCATTCTCTGTAGAATTTTTAAATACTCTTCATCTATGTTAGCAATATTATCTTTAGGATTCATTAAGATATGACCGTAATCATCTGGATTTTCTAGTGGCTCGCTCTCTATTGGATCTAGTTGTTTAATAAATAGCCAATATGACCAGTGTGATTTTGCTGGTGGGTTGAAATCAAACCACACTCTTTTTGTAAGCTCATTTCTTTCTGCTAGTCTAGATATTACTGTTTGAATATTACTATAACCCAACTCTGATGCTTCATTAAAATATAAAGTGCTAAATTCCATACCTAATATTTTCTCAACTCTTGAGTCATCTAATCCGCATAGCCATATCTCAGAGCCATTTGGCAAAGTGACAAAGTAATCTGTTTTATTCCACTTAACTGGTAAGTTTGGAAAACATATAGATAACACTTTTGGTAGTGTATCCATAAAGATAGACCTTTTAACAGATGAAAAGGTTCTCCTAACAATAGCATGACGAGACTTAACTCTTGCAGCTCTAACTATTAATGCATATACAATTATAAAAGTTTTGCCAGATCTTGACTATGACCCCCCATAACAAGCAGCATATTTATTGCCAGCAAGCACGGGGATAGCCTCTCTTTGTTTTAAGGTTTTCGTAAATTCCATAAATCCTTGTATGTATCTTTCTTTAAGCTCGAATGTATTGTTTTTCTGTCTATTTTATATTTTTCCTGTAGTGCCCTATGTGTAAAGCCAGCCTCCCTATCATTAACAAGCTCAAAAAACATAGTTGGCGTTAGTTTTCTCTTTTTTATTTGTCTAACTCTACTGGCTTCGATGAAATTAGCTTGCAAGCCAGTTTTAAAGCTATGGTCTAAATTCTCTTTTCTAGTATTCCATTCCAGATTTTCAACTCTATTGTTCTGTTTATTGCCATCTATATGATTAACGGTCTCTTTGTTTTCTGGGTTTACTATGAATGCCTTAGCCACCTCTCTATGAACTTTATATGTACACATCTTTTTGTCTACACAATAAGCACCTCTAAAATAACCTTTTGCATCAGCTTTAAACTTAAGTTCCCTACCATTTATCTGGTGATCCCTACCATTTTTTCTCTTGGTTAATCTACTAACAGATCTAATTTTTCCTGTGCTACTAACCTCATAATAACCAGAGTAACCAACTGCATCTTTCCAAATTTCTTCCATTTTAAGCTCCTATAACTCTTTGTCATCCTTATCGATTTTGACAGTTATAGACGCTTTTTCAACGGTATGTTCAATCTTATCTTTCATATCTGTAATATTTATAGCTACAAACTTGGCAAACCCTTCTTTATATATTCCCATTAGTGCCATTTGCATTAATTGATCTTTCTGATATGCCTTTGCTTTCTTAAAAGCACTCGATAAATCTGGATATTTTTTATTCCACTCATAAAAAGTAGAGGTAACAATATCAATATCGCAACAAAATCTTTCTATAGTCGGCAGCTTTGACGGTGTTTTATTTCCATCTATATCAATGGTGTATAGTGGTCTGTCGAAAAAGTCTGTTAGTTGTTTAGGTATACCATCATGATATTTAATAGGAGCGCCAACTGGATTAGCTGGTTTAGTTTGTTCTGACATAATAACCTTTTAGACACGGTCTAACAGTTTGAAGCACAGCTTCGTTTTATTAATCATTATCAATTTATTATGAGATGTCAAAAATTAGGCGCTTTCTATTCTATTTTTTGCTATCTCGAAATATTTATCATCCATTTCTATGCCTATGAATTTTCTATTCAGATTTTTAGCTGCGACACCTGTTGAGCCGCTACCCATAGTAAAATCTAAAACAGTTTCATTTTCTAGCGCGTATGTTTTAATTAGATATTCTAATAGTGCAACTGGTTTTTGGGTTGGGTGTACTTGTTGTTGTGGCGACCAGTTTTTTTTGAACGTCTGAATACTCAAGGGGTATCGTTTTTTTGAGTCGTAATCTTTTGAAGCACGTGATTTACCGCTAGAAACCGAGTATATTTCTTTCTTTACGCTATATGTAAAGCCTTGCCTGTTTCTGTTGTCATGTAATGCACTAGTCATTTGAGGGCAATAAAAAGGCTGCTTTTTATAAAAGATTGATACAATTTCGTGCGACTTCATTGGCTGTTTTTTTGCTTGGGCAAAATTAAAGCCTCTAGATTTATCCCATACCCAATCATATTTAAACATTTTAATATTACTCATCCTCAAGGCGCTACTAAAAGGCTCAGAGCCAAACAAACAAATAGCCCCGTTGTCTTTAGTAATTCTTTTTAATTGCTCCCACATTAATTGAAAATCAATAACAAAATCCCACTTGCATTGTGTAGTCCCATAGGGGGGATCAGTCAAGACCATATCAATCGAATTATCTGGAATATTTTTCATCAATTCTAAGCAATCGCCATGTAGTAAATTTATCATAATAATTTATGTCACATAAGCATCGAAAAGTAAAAAGCCAAGTGGAGATGAATACACTTGGCTTGAGGTTCGCTTGTTTAAAGTATCTGAGGCTTTTAACTTGCTATGTTTATATATCAGCTATACATGTAACGGTCAATTAGAAAACCTGTCTCACCTAGCTTTAAAAACGCCTGATCTAAATACAGGTCATCGTCAAACTGACTTAAATACTCAATACATACATCAATCAACATATTAACAGTTTCTAAATCTCCGTTTTGCTCAAGGAAATCTTTTCTAAAACTATCAATCTTGGCTTCTATTCTCTGTTTTGATGTAATTGCTACTGGCAATATTCTTAAGTTGCTCATGAGTATATGATATAACATGTGCATAGCGTTGTTAAAGCTGTTTAAGTTTGAGTTATTTAGTTTTATTCATTTGAAACCTTATTTCTTCGGCTAGACATATCAATAAATCTGGTAGATCTAATCCATCTGGAAGCTGGGAGTCGTTAAACTTCAAATTTA